CGATCGCGATCGAGCTCCGCGACGCGGGCTGGACGCCGTCGCCGAGGCTCGCAGGACGATGGGATGACCCCGCCGGGAAGCACCGCGGCTGCCCCGCGTGGCGGGCGTTGGAGATCGCAAGGAGAGACGGAGAGAGACGATGAGCAGACGTGGAGAGGTGAAGCTGCGGTGGGCACTGGTGGACGGCGAGCGCGTCGAGGCGATGCGCTTCGTCGACGTGCCTCCCGACGAGAGGCCGGTGGGGCACTGCCCCTGCTGCAATGAGCGCATCCGGTGGCAGGCGGGCAAGCGATGGCGCGAGCACAACGGCCCGACTCCACACGTCGCGCACCTGCCAGAGAGCACCTGCCCGACGCTGACCAGCGGCGAGAGCGCAGAGCACTTCAACGCGAAGTTCGACCTCGCAGACAAGCTGACAGGAGTGCAGGAGCTCAAGGCCACATGGTTCTGCGTCTGCGCGTGTTTCCGCAAGGGAGTCGTCGCCCAGGGATGGGCGAGCGTGACGGTCGAGCATCGCTCGCAGCAGACGACGCGAGTGCCTGACGTGGCGCTGCTCAACAGTGACGGGTCGATCCTGCTCGCCATCGAGATCGTGCACACGCACGCCGTCGACGAAGCGAAGGCTGCGGACTACGCCGCCGCCGATATCCCGTGGATCGAAGTCAGCGTTTCGGACGTGGTTCAATGGCAGCCGACCTCGACGTGGGCGCTCAAGGCTCACGCGTTCGGCAACCTGCGCGTGCCGTCGTGTCACTTCTGCGCGCAGCTTGAGCGCGAGCGAATCGAGCGTGAGCAGCGTGAGCGCGAGCGACTCAAGCGTCAGCGACTTGAGCGCGAACACCGCGAGGCGCAGGCTCAAGCCGAGTCCGAGCGGCTGCGTGAGAAGCGCATCCGCGCCATGCGCTATCGAGTGCTGACGCAGTATCAGACCAACCCGCCGTCGCTGCGCATCGCGATCGGGGCGAGTGTCAGCGCCGATGGCAGCGGTGCCGTAGCGGCCTTCTGCAAGATCGACTTCGATGGTCCCGTGCGAGTCGCGCGAGTGACGTTGCCGTGGGTCGACTCGTGGGAGGACGCCATGAAGGCAGGCATCGCAGAGTGCATTCGTCATCTTGACGAGAAAGCGCCCGGCAAGAAGGTGACCTTCGTCCTGAATTCCATCGTAGACAGGCTCAACAATATCGGCTGGTACGTCTCCGAATCGGAGCAGGGCCGGTTCGTCCGCAAGCTTCAAATCGACATCTGCCAGCGAGGCCATTTCGTGCAGTCGAGCAGCACCAAGCCTCAAAATCCTCGGTTCGACCCGAAGATCGCCTCGGCGCTCAAGCGCGCCCATGACGCAGCCGAGTCGGCTCGACTCAACTCCGAGGCAGCATGAGGCGCCGCAGCGCGATCGACGCGGCGCGCGCCGCTGCGCTCGAGGGGCTGGACGTGCCGCCGCTGGTGGAGCACGTCGCCAACCCTCGGCGGGTGGCTGGCGGGCGCCTCGCACACGCCGCAGGAGACTCCCTTGAGCGGTGGCTCGACGGCCAGCACAGGCTCGCTCGCACGATGGGGCTCGGGCACATCCGCAAGGTCGGTGCGCCCGTCGTCGTCGGCCGCGGAGGCAAGCCCATCGAGTGGGCGGGCACTGGTCCCGCCGACTACCAAGGCGTGATCCGCGGAGGCATCGCGATCGCCGTCGAGGCCAAGAGTGTCGAGCGGCGCCTATCGCGAGCGGACGTGCGGCTCCACCAACAGCGCGACCTCGACGCCGTGGCTCAGCTCGGCGGCATCGCCCTGCTCGCGGTGGAGATCCGCGATCTGCAGGTGATCGCAGTCGTCCCGTGGCTGTCGGTGCCGTGGACGCAGCGGTCTCGCCAGATCGACGGGCGCACCGTCATCTCGCACACCGTCGGTTCCGAAGAGCTCGCCCCGTGGCGCCTGCGCGGCGGCTGCTACGTCTCGGCATTCTGCTAGACAAGTCCGGCGTTGGAGTGATATCACTCCAGCATGCGTCCATCTCCCATCATGCTCTCCGAAACAGACCGCGCCCTGCTCGACGCGGAGGCCGAGCGCACCGGCTCTTCGCGTGCTGCCATCGTGCGTCGCCTCATCCGCGAGCACCTGCGTCAGCAGCGACCGCAGGAGGTGTCGCGGTGACGTGGCATCGCTCCGATGACGGCTTCCCTGAGCACCCGAAGTGCGACGCTCTCGCAGAGCACTTCGGCGACGACTGGGCCTCGCTCGCGGTGGCATTCATGGCGTGGCACCACCTCGGATGCGACTGCGCCGCACGTCGCACCGATGGCGCGTTCAACCGCGCACGGGCCTATCGAGTGCTTCGCGCGCCTCGCGACGTGATCGACCGCGCGCTCGATGCCCTTCTGTCAGTGCGACTTCTAGACCGCACCCGTGACGGATTCGTCTTCCACGACTGGTCCGACTACCAGCCGACGCGCGCTGAACTCGATGCCGAGCGCGCAGCAAAGACGGAGCGTCAGAAAAAGTGGCGTGATTCCGCGAAGTTGCGCGTGCGTGTAGACGGCACTGTAGACGCGTCTACATCTCGTCTCAGAGACGCGTCTGTAGACGGTGCCGTAGACGCGTCTGTAGACGGTGCCCCGTCCCGTCCCGTCCCGTCCCGTCCCGTAGAAGACACTGTCGCGGCTGCGCCGCTCCTGTCGCCCGCGCCTACGGCGCAGACGACCTCACCGCGCGGGCGTGCGCGTACAGGCGCGCGCGCGGTCCTTACCGGCGAGGCGCCTCCGTTCGGCCCTGCGGAGGCGTTCGGCGCGCTGGCCTCGGCGAGCGGCGGGCGGTTCGCAGCGGGCGATGCGTCGACGTGGTCGGCGGGGCAAGTGATCGCGACGCGCAAGCTCATCCGGCGACACGGCGACCTCGGGACGTGGCGGCTGGTCGGCGAGTGGCTCGCCGCGGGCGGCGACCGCTACAGGGGCACCGTCGGCCCGTCGTGGGCCACCAGCGCCCTCCCTGACGCCCTCGCGCGGGCACAGCACTGGGACGCGCAGGGGCGCCCTGCGATCGACGGAAGGCCCCTCGCCGTGGCAGAGCCGCCCGATCCGTGGGTGGTCGCAGCGGCTCGACAGGGGGTGCGGCTGTGACAGCCCTGCGAATCGTCGACGCCGAGGTCGTCGAGGCCGAGGTGGTCGAGACCTCGAAGTCTCCGCTGCGAGACGACGCCGCGGAGCGCGCAGTGCTCGGCGCGATCCTGCTCGACTCGTCGCAGCACCGCGGCGTCTGGCAGCAGGTCGCGGCGATCGTCACGACCGCGGACTTCGGCGACCCGGCGCACGCCACGATCTTCGAGGCCATGGCCGCGGTGGCTCAGCGCAACGAGGCGCTCGATGTGCTCACCCTCGCGGCGGAGATCCGTGCGCGCAAGCGGCTGAATACCATCGGCGGCGCGCAGGTGCTCGGCGAGCTCACCGACGACCTGATCACGACCGCATTCGCGACGCAGCACGCCGAGATGGTCGCGCGGGCCTCGAGGCGCCGGCGCCTCGCCGAGATCGGGCAGCGCCTGGCGATGGCTGCGATCGACCCCGCGCGAGATCCTGAGCGCATCCGCGATGGCGCCGCCGAGGCCCTGCGAGCTCTGCGCTTCGGCCGCGCGGCGCCGTCGAGCGCGCTCGCTCTGGTCGAGGATCTCTGGTCGACCTTCGAGGGAGACGGCGGGCCGAAGGCTTTGCCCTTCGGCATCGGCACGCTCGACCGCATGAGCGACGGCGGGATGAAGCGAGGCGGCGCTTATTTCCTCGCGGCCCGACCCGGCATCGGGAAGACGACGCTCGCGTGTCAGATCGCGGCCGGTGTCGCGGCCTCAGGAGAGGGCGTGCTCTATGTGGCCCTTGAGCCGAGTCGACGCGAGATCATCTCGTCGGTCATCGCGGCGCGTGCGCAGGTGCCCGTGGTCAAGATCACGAGGCATCGCGCCGAGCTCACTCAGGGCGACCTCGACAAGCTCACCATCGCGGCCAACGCGGTCGCACAGTGGCCACTCCACGTCGTCGACGCAGCCGCAGAGCAGTCGCCCGACACCGTCGGGCGCATCGAGGCTGCGATCCGTGCGCTGCCCGCGGTCCCGTCGCTGGTCATCGTCGACCACCTGCTCAAGCTCAACCCGACGCGCCGCTATGAGCGGCCGCACGAAGGCACCGCCGAGGTCGTCGCTGGCCTTGTCGGCCTCGGCAAGCGCCTCGGCTGCACCGTGCTCACCGTCTGCCACATCGGCCGCGGTGTCAGCACGCAGGCTGGACTGTTCCGCCGACCTCGGCCCGAGGACATCGCAGGCGGCGACGCCATGAACCGCGACGCCGACGGCATCATCATCCTCCACCGAGAGGACAAGTACCCCACCCGCAAGGACAACGTCGACAACCAGACCGTCGCTGGTGTCGTGGACATTTTCTGTCCGAAGCTCCGCGGGGTCGAGGACAACACCTTCGGGCAGATGCGCTTCCGCGGCGACGTGCAGCGGTTCGAGCCGCTGGTGCAGGCGCCGCAGCCCGAGGAGCAGCCCGAGGCTTTCGACGAGCCTTGACCCGCGCCGCGCCCTGCGGCATGGTCCCCCTCGGTCGTCCGTCTCTCCCACGCCGACCAGCACGCCGTCGCCCGCGGGTCGCTTGCCGCGGGCGTCGTCGTATTTGACGGCGCCGTCGCGGCGCGCGACACTGCAGACGTGGCGAAACGCTCACCGCAGCCCAGCGCACTCGACACCGCAGAGCTCGACGAGGCACGACAGACGCTTCGTCGGGGCGAGGCCGTCCGACTCGTCGTCGGGCAGCGCGTCGTCCTCTGCTCATCGCTCGACGAAGTCCGAGCCGCACAGCTCGGGCGCATCCCCCACGACGCTGTGAGGCTCGATGGCGCGGCGCGCCGCTGACCAAACGCCCCCCCTAACGCGCGCGCGAGAGGTGCTCCTCACTCGACTGCGCGGAGGGTCGTCGTTTCGCGATGCGTGCGCGCTCGCGGGCATCAACTGGCGCGAGTGGAAGCGGTGGCGCAAGGCCGTCGAGGTCGACGGAGCAAGCACAGGCGACCCCGACCGCGATGCGCTGGTGCGCGACGCACGCGAGGCGCACAGCGCAGCGACAGCCGACCTGATGATGCACATCACCGCGGCCGCGCCCGAGGATTGGAAGGCTGCAGCCTGGGCGGTGGAGTACCGGCAGTCGAGCGCGCTGCGTGCCTCGCAGCAGCGACGCGCCTACCACGAAGCACGGATCTCCAAAGCCGAGGCTGACAAGGCCGCAGCGGGGCAGCAGACGCCGACCGTGGTCATCGAGCTTCCCGCGTCGCTGGTGCGCCCGCGCGAGGCGACGTGATCGCCGCGCAGCCGCTCGACCGCGTGGTGGTCACGTACGCCCCGCACGACCGGCAGCAGGCCATCCACGACGCGCCAGAGGCCGAGGTGTGGGCCGCGTGTGGCTACGGCACGGGGAAGACCACGCTGGCCGTTTGGGAAGCGTTCTCGCTCGCGACGCAGACGCATCCGGGCTTCGCGGGCATCGTCGCGGCGCCGACGTTCCCGCTGCTGTTTCAGAGCTGGTTCACCGAGTGGGAGCGCAACATCCCGCGCGCCTGCTGGCGGTTCAGCCGCGACCCGCTGTTCGGGGCGTTCCTCGCGATCCCGACGCCTGCTGGTGAGTCGCGCATCTGGCTGCGCTCGACCGTCGCGACCGAGAGCCTCGAGGGCATGAACGCGGCGTGGCTCGTGTTCGATGAGGCCACCCGCGAGCGGTCGCACGACCCCATCCGCGTGCTCGCGGCGCGTCTCCGCCGAGGCCATCCGGGGCGCCAGCGTCGGCAGCTCGTGATCGGCCCGCCGCAGACGCGTGGCCACTGGACGGCGATCGACTACGGGACCGGTCCCGGCGACGGACGCACCGGCGACGCGCTGTCGTGGACCGACGGCAGGCGCCGCGTCGTGCGCGCGCGCACCCGCGACAACCCACACCTGCCAGCGGACTTCGAGGCGTCGCTCCGCTCGCGCCCCGGCGCCACGAAGGCGTGGTGTCGGCAGTGGCTCGATGCGGAGTTCGGCAGCGTCGAGGGGCAGGTCTACGAGAGCTTCTCGCGCGACGTGCACGTACGCCGCGCGGGCGACCTCGCGGGACGCAGCTGGGCTGACGTGATCGTCGCTGTCGACTGGGGCTGGACGCACCCCGGCGTCGCGCTAGTGATCGCCACCGACGGCGCGGATCTCTACCTGCTGCACGAAGAGGTGCACCGCGGGAAGGTCGTCGCGGCGACAAGCGACGGGTGGCTCCCGATCATTGCGGACCTGTGTCGGCGCTACCGCGCGACGCGGGTGTTCTGCGACCCGTCGCAGCCGGGACACATCGAGAGCGTCGGGCGCTACCTGCGCGGCGCCGCGCGCACCTACGAGGCGCGCAACGACGTGGGCGAGGGCCTGCGGCGCGTCAGCGCGCTGCTCGAGTGGACCGTCGAGCGCGTGCAGAGCGGCCCTGTGCTCGGGCGCAGCGCGCTGTGGATCTCGGACGCGTGCGCGCATACCATCGGCGAGTTCGAGAGCTACTCGCGGCGTCGTGGTCGCGATGGCGGGTTCACGGAGGACGTGGACAAGATCAACGACGACGCGATGGACGCCCTTCGATATGGCGTGATGGAGCTGCACCGTGGATGACAGGCATACCTTCGATGAGGCTCGTGGCTGGCACGCGTTCCTGAGCGACGCCTACCGCGGCGGCTGGCACTGGGAGCACCCGTCCTCGCCGACGCTGGGCACCGCGCGTCTCTACGGCTATGAACTGCGCCGCACGGAGCACGGTCGCGAGGTCGCCGTCGAGGTACCGCGCGGCACCGAGCGCACGTACCTCGTGCCGTGGCAGGGCGAGCAACCGGCGGATTTCCGACGCCGCCGTCACCTCGCTTTCTATGCCAACTTGACCGAGCCCGTGGTCGACGCCTACGCCGACGCGGTGGCCCCCGGCATCGCCCGCGACCTCAGCGACCTCGGCCCGTACGTCCAAGACCTCGATGGTGAAGGATGCCGGTGGCCCGAGCACGTCAGCAACGTCGCAAGGCAGATCGCCGTGCACGGCGCCTGCGCCGTCGTGATCGAGCCGCCGCGCCGCAACGCCGCGACGACCCGCGAAGAGGAGATCGCCGCGAAGGTCAGCGTTCGCGCGAGGGTCATCCCGCCGACCGCGTGGGCATGGGCGCGCTACGACGACGACGGCCTCGCGGAGTTCGCCTACGCGGACGACGCGGTGGTTGACGAGACGCGACAGACGCAGGTGGTTACGATCTGGCGCTACACGCGCGAGGGCTGGGAGCGGCACGTCGCCAGCCTCGGCACGTCGCAGGGCGTCGGCGAGGCTGTGCTCGGCCAGCCGGTGTCCAGCGGTCCCAACGCGACGCCGGGTCGCGTGCCGGTGGTGTTCGCGGCGCACCGTCGCGACCCGCTCTCGCGCGTGCCCTCGGGCCGCTCGCTCGCGGCGACACCGGCTGCGATCGGGCGACAGGTGTACCAGTTGCTCTCGCAGGTCGAGGACACGCAGCGTCGGGCGCCGCCGTTCCTGTCGGTGCCGACGACGGCGCGGGGTGGCATCGAGCCCGAGGTCGACCTGCGCGTCGGCCCCGGCACCGCGCTCCCTGCGCCCGAGGGCGCCGGCTCGCCGCAGTGGGTGACGTTCCCGCCGGACAGCCTCACCGACCTGCGCACGCACTGCCTGTTCCTCATCGCGCTCGCCTACCGGACCGCTGGCCTCGAAGTTCAGGCCGACCAGAGCGCGCAGACGCAGAGCGGCGAGGCGCTGCGTGTGAGGTCGCGGGACTTCGAGGCGCGGGCTCGGCAGTTCGCGCAGGATCTCGAAGCGTACGAGCGCAAGGCGCTGTCGCTGGTGGCCGACCTGCTCGGCGTCGACCTCGACCGCATCACCGTGACGCTGACCTACCCCAAGCGGTTCGTGGCCGACGACCCCGCCGAGGCGCTCGCGAAGGCGACGCTGCTGCTGACGCAGGTCGGCGACCGCATCGGCGCGACGGGCACGGTGCTCGCGATCCGGCAGGCGATCAGTGCCGCGCTCGCGCTGGACGACGAGACGCTTGCGAAGGTCGTCGCGCAGATCGAGACGGAGTACGCAGAGTCCGAGCAGGAGCGCGAGGGCAGGCCCTCGCAGCCGCCGCCGCCGCCAGCCGAGGAGTGATCCATGGCCGTCGTCCCGATCAGAGGTCTCACTCGTCTCCGCGAGATCGACAAGGCTGCGGCACTCGCCATGGCCGCGATCGGGCGCGTCCCTGGCGCAGCCATCGTCCTCCCCAACGACGCGCTGCAGAAGCTGCGGTGGCTCGAGCGCGGAGGCAGAGACTTCCGCGAGGTCACCAACGTGATGAAGGCCGAGGTCAACGACGCCTTCGTCGACGCGCTCCGCAAGGTCGCTGCGGGCAAGGCGCCGGTGTCGGCGCCGTGGAAGGCCGCAGCCGAGGCTTACCGCGACAGGCTCGCGACGCGCCTCGCGACGAGCGGTGGCGACGTGCGGAGCCGCCTGCGCAAGCTCAAGCCCTCGACCATCCGCCGCAAGGGCCACAGCCGCATCGGCGTCGACAGCGGCCTGTTGCTGAAGCAGGTCTCGACAGCAGCGACGCGAGTGACGAGAGAGAACGCATGATCCCAACATGGCTCCGCACCCATGACGACGCGCTCGACCTCCTGCGCTACGCCGTCCCCGGCGCGGTGATCGAGCTCGCTCCAACCCGCGGCGGCGGCGACGGCGCCCGCGCCTACCAGATCACCCTCGTCGGCGCGCGCGTGCGCGTCAGCGGCGGAGACACCTACCACCTGCCCTGCCTCGCTGCGCCCATCGCGCGGCGCGCGCGGGAGATCGCAGACGGCCTGCGGGATGCGGCGCGACAGTGATTGCGCTTGACACCGACGCCGTGCGAGAATCGACGCACATGGACAACGTCCAGCCCAACCCCGCTCCCGTCGTCGCAGCCCCCGTCGTGGCGCCACCTGCGCCCGCTCCGGTCGTCGTGGCCCCGCCGCCGCCCGCGCCTGTCGTGGTCGAGCCGCCGAAGCCGGTCGAACAGCCGAAGCCCGCCGCCGCGCCGCCTGCGCACGACGGCCATGACGTTATGCGGCGCGCGCTGGTGCGCTCTGAGGTCGTTCGCGTCGCCGAGCGCGTCGGCGCGATCGACGCTGACACCGTGCTTGCGCTCGTCGCAGACCAGTTCACCGTCGCGGACGACGGGCGCGTTGTGGTTTCGCGCGACCCGCGCCTGTCGATCGAGGATCACCTCCGCGGCTACCTCGCGGCCAAGCCCTTCCTGCTGCGCCCGCTTGCGCCCGCCGGTGGCTCACCCGCAGCCGCGGTCGTGCAGCCGCCGCAGGCGCCGGCGCCTCCCGATCTCACCTCGGCCTCGGGGCTCACTGAGCTCGCGCGGAAGACGGCCGTCGCGCTGGGGCTGCGTCGAGGAGTCTGACCCGTGCCGGTGCCCGCCCGCTACCAGCACATCGACTTCACACCGCCGAGCGGTGTGCGGGATGCGCTGCGCCGCGGGCTCGCGCTGCACGAGCAGGGCTACTCGGGCGATGGCCTGCAGTCCGAGACGGTCGCATGGGCGACGCGCATGGCCAACGGCGAGGACGTGACCTTCGAGAAGGCCGCGAAGATGAACGCTTGGTTCGCTCGCCACGACAACGAGATCGAGCGGCGCGCGCGCGAGCGCGACAAGACCTCGCCCGCCTACGTGGCGTGGCTGCTCTGGGGTGGCGACCCCGGCATGGCGTGGGCTGGAAAGCTCAAGCGCCAGATGGACGCAGCGGACTCCGACGAACTCACCGCCCGCGCTCGCGCGGGTAGGAGCTAACGGCCCGACCCGGCGATCACGCCGCGCGCTCGGGCCTTCGCGTGATAGGCACGCATCATGTCCCAGACCAACGCCCTGCTCGCAGCCATCGGCATTCGCGAGAACGTCTCCCCCGGCATCCCGATCGACCTCGTTTCGCGGCCGACCGATTTCTACAACTTCCTCCTGCAGGGCGGCCTTGTGCGTCCCTCGAACGGCGCGCAGCCCTTCGAGTGGAACGTGCAGTACAGCTCGACGGACAACGCCGAGATCTTCGTCGAGAACCAGGCGATCGGCAGCACCAACCGCCGCAACCTCGCGCGCGCCTCGCTCGCCCCGTTCTACCTCCGCGCGGTGGCTTCGGTGACCGGGCACATCCTCGATCAGGTCGCCCGCGGCGGCACGTTCGAAGACCTGCTGCAGGCCGAGATCGGCAACGCCACGAAAGATCTCTACTCGCTGCTCGAGTCGACCCTTCTCGGCTCGACGCAGGACCGCGGCATCGCGTCGATCGTCGACAGCGGCGACACCTACGCGGGCCTCGCCCCCGGCAGCTACTCCACGTGGGCCGCGTACGAGCAGGGCATCGGCGGCGCGCTCTCCGCGGCCGTTATGCACGACACCTACGAGGCGCTCACCACGACGCCCTACAACGCCACGCCGAGCGCCATCCTCTGCGCCGCCAACCAGATCACCAACTACGTGAGCATCATGGGCGCGTCGTCGTCCTATTCGCGGATGCAGATCCCGGTGCAGGGCGCCGTCGACCTCGGCCTGCTCCGCAGCGCGCCCACCTACAACGGGATCCCGCTGATCAACATCCGGCGCATGACCACGACCGAGATGTACTGGCTCGACCTCTCCTCGGGCGTCGAGCTCGTCATGCACCGCGACCTCAAGGTCGAGCCGTTGGCGAAGGTCAACGACAACCAAGAGGTCGTCGCCTCGATGGCCTGCGCGCTCAAGGTCGCGAACCGCCGCAAGCACGGCAAGCTCACCGGCATCACGGCCTGATAGGAGACGACGACCATGGGAACTGCAACTGCTTCCGTCCTCTCGAACGAGCTCCACACGCACGGGCGCCGCGCGACGATCATCATCACCGGCAGCGCCTCGTACGCGACCGGCGGCGACACCATCGACCTGTCGGCCCTCGCGGGCGGCGGGTTCACGAAGGTGCATGGCGTGTCGTTCGTCGCCATGGGCATCGGCGGCGCCGCGAACGACAAGTACCGCTTCGCCTACGTGCCTGCGGCGTCGTACGCGCCCGCGACCGGCGTGCTCAAGATCCGCGACCTCTCGGCGGCTTCCGACGCTGAGGTCACCGCAACCACCGACCTCTCCGCGGTCACGTGGATCGCGGAGGTCGTCGGCGTCTAGCCACACAGGAGTCCCTACGTCGTGATCGTTCTCCCTCTCGCCTTCGATCGCTGGGCCACCGTCGAGCACCTCGGCGACCAGCAGCGCCGCGCCTACATCGCCGACGAGCTGCGTCGGCTGGACCGCGACGGCGCCCCGCTGCTCACCGTGGCGCTCTCGCAGACCGACGACGCCGTGCGGCACATCGCTGTGACTGCGCTGCGCGACAACGCCGACGGCGAGGGGAGGACGATCTACGACCACGGGCGCCAGTGGGTGCTGGCGCTCGTCGAGGGCGAGGCGCCGCCCGACCGCGACGCGCAGGGTCGGCAACTGCCGCCTGAACTGCGCGGCAAGGTGCTCCGCACCAAGGTCGCGAACCTCGGCGGCAACGTCCCGGCGACCGCCGACAAGCATGAGCTCGGGCGCTGGAACGCCGAGGCGCGTCAGTCGCGCGAGCGGTCGCGCGGCGACCTCTACCGCTACGTGGACATCACCCGATCGCCCTCGCCGTTCGCGTTCGAGGACGCCGTCAAGGTGCTCTCGATGTGGGGCGTCGGCGTGAACGCGAAGCAGTACCGCCGCGCCTCAACGCCCGACCGCCGTGGCGTCGACGAGGAGGCCCACGGCCAGTGTCTCTGGCTCGTCGCCGAGCACCCGCCGAAGCCCGCGGCGCCCGCGCCCACCTCACGGAAGGCGGCGTAGCGTGCGCTGGGTGCAGTACCAGGCGAGCGGCACGATCGCGTTCGACCTGTCGTCGCGTCCGTCGGGTGCTGGCACCGCGACCGTGCGCACGCTCGCAGGCGCCGCGCTCACCACGCCGACGCCGACGCTCGACAGCGTCAACACCACGTTGAGCTCGGCCGCTGCGGCGGGCGCCTCGTCGGTGTCCGTTGCCAGCGCGACGGGCATCGTCGTCGGGCGCCGCTACCTCATCGGCGGCGCCGAGGCCACCGGCGGAGAGTCGGTGCTCGTCTCGTCGATCAGCGGCACGACCATCTCCCTCGCTCGCCCGATCGCCCGCGCGAAGGCCAGCGGGGCGACGTTCCAGAGCGCCCGCATCTCGGTCGCCATCTCGTCGGCGTGCACCGTCGAGATCGCGCGTCAGTACCGGGTCGAATGGTCCGACCCCGACACCGGCGAGGTGATCGCGATCCCGTTCGACGTGACGCGCTACGCGCCGCGCTCGCACCTCACGGAGTCGCTGTTGCTCGACCTCGACGCGGCGCTTCGCAAGCGCCTGCCGTCGGGCGCGTGGGTGCCCGCGCTCATCGAGCGCGCGTGGGAGATGCTGCTCGACGACCTCGGGACCAAGGAGCGCCACCCCGGCGGATACGCTGGGGTCATCGAACTCACGACAGCCCATGCCTACCGCGTGCGCGCGCTGGTCGCTGAGACCGACACGACCGCCGAAGGCGTGCTCTACCGCGACGACATGAGGGAGCGGTTCCGGCAGGAGCTCGACCTTGCGCTCGCCAGCGTCGCCTACGACACGAATCAGGACGGCAACGCCGAGGTGGGCAAGGCCCTCTGGCGCGGCGTGCCGCTGCTCAGGTCGTAGCCGTGGCCTACTTCGCCGCTCACCGCACGCTGGCGCTGTCGCTGCTCACCACCGCTGCCGGTGAGGCTGGGCACACCATCACCGCTGGACACTTCCGGCTGCCGTCGGGGCCGCTTGAGACGTGCGAGCCCGACGCTGTCGAGCGTGCGGTTGAGGTGCAGATCCTGTCGTCGGCGCCGCTCGGCGGCTACCAGAACCACCTCGACGGTCGCGACCTGCGCGTGAGCCCTCTCGTCGTCCGTGTTGGCTACCGCTTCGAGCCCGAGGGGTCGCTCGACGCAGGCGTAGACGCAGCGCGCCTGGGCGGTGCCGACCGCG